ATTGTAATGTTATTGACTGCCGCAGCTCCACCAGAATCTCTAATTACAAAAGTTCTTCCTGTTAAGGCTGTAGCAGCTGGCAAAGTTACAGTTATTACACCTGCAGAAGTATCGCAGTCAATAACATAATCCGTCCCTAGAACTGTATAAGGTGTATCTGCATTGGATATCGATGTTATTGGAATAACTAATCCTGTACCAATCCTAAATGAACCTGTTCCTGCATCCACTTGAAATGCAGAAGCTGCCCCGGATGCTGTAATCACAATAGCATCCGTTACATTTTCAGTAGAAATAATATTTATTGAACCGCCGGTATTTGTAACATCAATATCTCTTCCAGCTGCTCCAGAAACGACTATATCCATTCCTGTATTTGTGATAACCATCGAATCGGCTGCAGTTTCTCCAGCAGTTAAATTTAGACTTCCTGCAGTACAAACGATGTCAATATCTTCTCCAGCTGCTCCTGCGGCAGTTACATCAATACCTCCTGCTGTAGATTCGATCGTAATACTATTTGCTGCATTCTCTGTAGCAGATATATTAATCGAACCACCTGTGTTAACAATATCAATGTCTTGGGCAGCTTCTCCGGTTGCTAGAATATCGATACCACCTGCTGTTGAAAGAATTTGGATAGCATCTGCTGCATCTTCACTAGCACTGACTATTACGGTACCGGCTGTTGATTGTATGGTTAAATCAAATGCCCCAGTAGTTGTAAAATTAGAGGCTGCTGCCGCGTCTAAAGATATAGCTCCTGTTGTATCAACGATAAAACCTGCGGTTCCAGAATCAATGTCAATGCCTCCTCCTGCATCTGAGGCTATAATATTTATAGCATCTGCTGTAGCAAGACCCCCTGAGATTGTTATTCCTCCTGCAACTGACCCTATCCCTACACTTGCGGCATTTGTTCCTTGCAAAGCTACAATAGATATCCTTTCAGATGTTCCACCATCAGTTGAAATTACCATTGCTCCCAAATTATTTTCGGTAGCTTTGATATTTATTGAACTCCCTGTCGCTATAATGTCAATATCTTCACCTGCAGAAGCACCAGAGGCTAAAATATCTATACCTCCATCTGTAGATTCAATTAATATTGAATCAGCGGCGGATTCTGTAGCGGATATTACAATGCTTCCGCCTGTGTTTGTTATATTAATATCTTCTGTAGCTGCACCTACAGCATCAATATCAATACCTCCCGCTGATGCGACAATTCGTATAGCGTCTACAGCATTTTGTGAGGAGGCTATATTTACTTGAAGTGCACCATCAATATCTACACCACCTGCAGAAGCTGCTAGATTAATAGCATCTGCTGATGCCAAACCAGAAGTTAAAGTTATTCCTCCAACATCTGAAGTTAATGCTACACTTGCAACCCCTGTTCCTTGATCTGCGCGTAATTCAATAGTTTCAGAAGCACCTCCATTAGCATGAATGTAAATTGTTTGTGCTGCATTTTCTGTAGCTGTAATATTTACTGAAGATCCTGTTGCAGTAATGTCAATGTCTTCTCCCGCCGCTGCAGAGGCTGCTGTAATATCAATCCCACCATTAGAGGAAGAAATAACAATACTATTTGCAGCATTCTCAGTTGATGTGATATTTACACTTGAACCTGTGGCTGTGATATTAATATCTTCTCCTGCAGCTGCACCAGAGGCAAGAATGTTTATCCCTCCTGTAGTAGACTCAATATTAATAGAATCAGTAGCGCTTTCGGTTGAAGTTAATCGAATTGAACTTCCGGTTGCTGTTAAAACAATATCTTCAGTAGCTGACGCTCCAGAAGCTAAAATTTGAATACCCCCGGCTGTAGATTCTATTTTTACAGCATCTGTAACACTTTCTCCTACAGTTACAACAAAAGAACCTGTGGATGTTGTGATTGTTGCATCTCCGGATGAATCAAGAGTTACCACCCCTGTTCCATCTGTTGTAAGTCCTGTAAAAGCACCATCCGCGGGAGTAGTCCCACCAATTGCAGGTGGTGAAGCAAAGACTGGTGTTAAATTTGATGGGGTTAATAATAATGCTAAAACTCCTGTTGAAGGGGTGCCAGCTATTGCTTCCACATCTGTAGCAAGCTCTCCTATTCCAGCGGTTGTTTCTGTTGCAACAGGCGCTCCTGCAATTGCCAAATTATCAGCATATAGCTTTGTAGCAACTGGAGAGCTATTATCGGTTATTAGAACAACGCCTTCTATAAGGGTTGTAGCAGAGGGAACGAGAGATCCTACAGCAGATGATAATGTGGCTGGAGAAATTGCAATTCCATTATCTATCCCTGCAGCCGCTTCTGCAGTTGTGGCTAATCTTAATTGGCCAGTTTGTTTTTGTGAACCTTGTGCACCTGTGTAATCTGTAGGATTATGAAATTTAGGCATCTTTCCCCTCTCAAGTTATTTTTTCTTCATAATATGATTACTTTAATTTTTTTTTCTTATATAACTTGAAAGAAATGTATAAATCATATATAATCATATAGGGGTCAGATGAAGAAGGAAAAACACATTCGTTTAACATCGTTCCAATTATCCCATACGCTATTAACTGAACTTAGATTGATGTGTCTTTTGACTGAAAAGTCAATGGGTGAATTTATCCGAATTTCTATACGTGAAAAAATAAAACAACTCAAGTTGGATAGAAAAAATAAGGAGTAAAAAATATGCAAATATTAGCTGGACTATTAATAGGAATTGCTTTCATGTTTTTTTTAGCAATTAACGACTAATCATTAACATCAGTCAGAAACGACCAATCTTCATTTGGATGCTTTCTTTCTAAGAATTCTCTTACTTGTTTTACAGTCTCACTAACACCTCTCATTGAACTTTGATTGAAATTTACCACTAATTTTTTTGCTACATTCTGAAAATATGGATTGATAAGCATTTCTCGAGACAAAAGTCTCAATGATGCTTCACTTGCTAATCCAATACTTGCTAATCCAATTAGTGCATCAAGATTTCCTGTTACTAAGGCAACCCCAGCAGCTGCTGCACCAAGAATCTCAGCTTTATTTACTATTGAATCAATAAAATCTGGTTTTAATTTTTTTGAAATTTGAGCATATTTAGAATAAAGATCATTGGTCATTTCAAAATCTTTAGCTAAATTAGGAGATATTTTTTTTAACGTATTTGAGATTGGGTCTTTTAGCTGTGTGAGTGATTTTTTTCCACCTTGTATACTATTCCATTTAACAGATTTGTTAATATCTTGCCAAAAATTTATCAAATATTCCGGAGTAAGATCATTCTTTTTTAAAGTTTCAATAGATCTTGAAATATAATTTATTGCCGATTCTTTATCAGGAGATGGAGCTAAAGTTTTTGATAATTCATCTCTAATACTATTAAATTCTTTTTTTAATTTTGTTTGTTGTACAATTGGAATTGTTTTCTTTGCTTCTTTAGTTGATTTTATTGTACTATATGAATCACCTAAAGTTTCTTTAATTGAAGAAAATAATTCTTTTGTTTTTGTTCCTTTCCTAGCTATTTTTGATAATGTTGCTACTTTCTTTTCTCCTTGTATCAGAGGTGTAAGTTGTTCTTCAGAAAGACCTATTTTCCTTCCCGCTTCAACAAAATCTTTAGTCTCTTTTCCTGATGGTATTAATTTTTTTGAAAAGGCGGCAGGGAGGAGTGATCCTAAAATCTCTGTACCTTGAGCTGCTATTTCTGGACCCCCTGCCTCTCTTATCCCTTGTCCTGCTATACCAGAGAGTCCTAAGCTCGTTAATGCCTTAATCCCTCCTCCAGTTGCAGCACCTTCTCCGAGCATTTCTGCACCCCTTCCAGCAATTCTTCCAATTGGTGTTTCTCCCTCTCCAATTCCTGTAGTAGCAGTTATAGCTTTTTGAATTTCTCTCGATGTCGGTAATCGCATCCCAGATGGTAAACCCTCATCATCTGATAAAAGGAGCATCTCACCAAATGAAAGAGATTCTCCTCTATTCATTTTATCAAGAAGATCTGATTGTATTTTATTTATCTCTTGTTGACCAGGGAGTGTCTGACCTTCTTTTAATTGAAGTCCAAATGCATCTAATATATTTCCTATACCTCCTAAAAAACCAGATACTCCCTTAGATGTAACTTGTTTTGCAACATCTTTTGCTGTTTCTAAAAAACCAAATTCGTTTTTTTCTTTTTCTTGCTTGGCAAGCTGTTCAAATATATTTCCATTTGAAGAATCCTCATTTATTTCTTCAATTAAAAAATTATCCTCATTGTTTTCTTTTGATAAAATGTCAAATATATTCAAAATTTATACCCCAATTTTAACGCTTCTTGACTTGCTTTTTTAGGATCATTATTAAATTGCTTCAAGAGTGCTTGTGCCATAACTTTTGATATCTGTGTATTTTTTTCTACTTTTCTAAATTTCTGAGGTAATTTTTCATCTATTGCTTTGATTGCTCTTAAATCATTAAACAGTTCATTTTGTTTTTGTTCAGCATATTCCGCCATTTTTTTATTCAACATAGGTCCCAACTTACTTTGAGAAAGATCACCTTCTTGTCTCAGCTGATCGGATATTTCTTCAGTCAATTGGACTCTTTTTTTATCTAAATCTAATTCATTTTGTAAGGCTCTAGAAACGGACAAGTTAGCTCCTGTGGATCTTCCTATTTTAGTCATCATATCTGCTATCTGTTGTTCAATCCATTGGTTGGGACGTGCTCCAGCACGAGAAATATTTCCTAAAAAATACTCTTTTCCTGCAGTCTTAAAAACTGCTCCTTCTTTAGACCTTAATCCTTCAATCCCTGTTATTTCAGCAAGGTTATCTCCTGAAAAAAAACCTAGATTTTTACTTGATATTGCATCAGTCATCAAATTTAATGCTGTTTGTTTCTGAGGTAATGATATTGCTGTCTGATCTGAACTTTCTTTAATCTTATCTGCTCGTGATAGATTACTTTTAAATAAACTAGTTTCTTGTTGTCTTTTATTAGCCGCCCTTTCCTCATCTTGTCTTCTTCTATTCTCTACATAAGAATTAGAATAAATTCTTGGCACTCCAGCTCTATCAAATGCAACTGCCAATTCATCTGCTGTTTTTTCTTTACTCGATTCTAGAATATTTGAAACTGTACTTGATATTTCTTTTGGTACAGCCTGTCCTGTCAATGCACCTGAGGGTTTTGTGGGTTGTTGATTCCTTAAATATTGTGCTTGAACTGAAGGATGAAGAAGTTCAGCTCCTCTGGGCAATCCTGCTTGCTCATATGCCCTCTGTGTTTCTATTTTTTTCTTTTCCTCTCCTAATTTCTGTGCTTTTTGAGTCAAAAGTTGAATAGCGGTTCCTTGACGTTCTGGAGAAACTTGAGAAAGTATTTTTCCTATACTTTGTTGCAAAATTGCCGGATCTTTTGTATCGAGAGCTTGTTTCAATATATCATCAATTGTAGATGTTTCTCTTTTTTCTTTTAAAAATGAACCTACATTACTACCTATTGCTCTTGCAGCTTCAAATGCCATTCCCATTATTACCCCCAACGTGGATCGCCTAGATTCCAATTCATAAAATCATTTTCAAACCCTTTCCTAGGAGGAGCACTAAAATTAGATGTGCCAAATGTACTTTGAGGGCTTCCTCCTAATCCTGATAATGATTTAAGTGCCTCTGTAAAACCACTACTTCCTAAATATCCAGAGAGTGCACTCCCTATTTGCTGTCCTGTACTAGGATTTTGAGGTGCCCCTGCATCTTGTCCTAGGATAGAATTTATCATATTTTGTTTTCGATTTAATGCATCTTGCTGGAATTTATACTGATATTCATTCAGCAGAGAATCTAGATCAACGCCAGCCCTTAAAAGTTGATCTTCCATACCTGAACTTCTTTGCTGACCTCCAGCAATATATTGCTGCTGAATCTGTGGTGCGATCTGACTTGCAAATCTCTGTTTAGCCGGCTCAACAAATGATTTTTGAAAAGTCTCATCATCTGTGCTAAAAATATCTGAAAATTGGCCGCCACCAGAAAGAGAACGAAGAAGTTCATCTACTAACTTCCTTTTTGTCCTTTGCATTTTTGTTTCTTTTTGGTTGCTTCCCCTCCCCGCTAAAAATCCGCCTAAAATTGATGCGCCAGCTCCAATTAATGGTGCAAATCCCATATATTTCTCCTAACTTAATTTAGTCCAAGTAACTGTCGTTGCTGTATCATGATTAGTCAGCATCTCTACTTTATTCGTCGTCGTATTTATATTGATAGAACCTTGAGATAAAAATGTATCAGAGGTTTGTCCGTCTATTTTTCTCTCGTAAAAATCCGGTTTTCTATTTATGGCAATTGCTAAATCTGTATACATTCTTTCTAAAAGAATCATTAATTCCTTTATTTGTATGTCTTCCAAGTTTCCAAATCCAAATGTTTCATTCACTCTAGCCACTTGTCAGCCCTCCTGGTTCACAATGAATTCGCATGCTTGTAAGTCTTAATTGTACTGATGGACTTTGTTGCTTCAGTACAAAAGTTATAAAATTAGATTCTTGATCGACAGTCATATTGATCCATTCTCTTGCTTTTGTAGAGGATTTAGGCATGCATAATATATCCTGTTTAAAAGGGGTTTCATGCTCATCATCATACACATCGACACGTAGACTGCCTCCATTGGTATCAATAAGAAATTCAACATGAGATACATAACATCTTCTTCCTTGAGATCTAAATGGATTAAATGGAATTGTTTCTGCCTCAAAAGAAATGATCTTTGAAATTGTGCCCGTGTTCAAGGTATAGGAACTGAATAATGTTGAATCAACATCCAATGTGACACTTGTAGGTGTTGCATCTAAAACTAGCCACGGTACAAATCCTATATTTAGCTCTTCATCATCCGGATAAAAATTATTTATTTGGGTCATCCCTTCTACACTTTCTATAGAAACTAAGTCCCCTGCTTTGAAAGCACTTGCATCTACAGTAAGAACTGCATTTGCTGCCTTAGTGATATTTGAAATATCTGTAAAATAATCATCAAAATCTTGATTTAATTCATACACAAAACCTAAATTATCACCAGCTAATGTTTTTTGCACAGCAGCAGTTAATCCTACCCCGTCCCATAATTCCTCAGTTTTATCCCATCTTTTCCAAGATGAATTTCCAGCTGTCTGATCTATTTGATCCCAGGTAAGATTATTTCCTATATCCGTTTGGCCAAAAACACTAAATCTCCAGTCATATGTTGACCAAGAATTCTCTTCATAATTACTGGAAAGAACACTGTTTTGTGTGTCACTATCACTTTCAGAAATTTTATATGACCAAAGAAATTGGTTTGTTGTTCTATCAAATCCACCATAAGTTAAATTAAAATTTGTCTGATCTATTTCATTTGCAGTAAAATATGGAATTTTATTATCCACTCTTAAAGATTCACGACCATCTGTACTGATTATGCCAGTTTTTCCAATTGATCTAACATTATCATCCCATTGTTGAGCAGAAAATTTTGCATTTGTCCCGATAACAGAAGGAACTTTTCTTATAAAGTATGGATTAAATGCATCTCTTGTCTTTTCAATAGCCCAATTAGAACGATTAAAATTTAAAATAAGAATTTGACCCAATTGAGAAAGCCCTGTTATGACTTCATATGTATCCGCTTGTAATAAACCTGACCCTGATGCGTTGAATTTATCTCCATTTCCTGTTCCTGATCTTATTCCAGAATATAACATCCCTTGCTCATAGGGAGTCCCACTAATTGTTGGGATCAAAAAATTTAATCTCTCACCAAAATAAATCACAAATTCAGCACGATCTAATGTTCCTGCAGCTTGTGTAATTGGGTCTATTGGTGGTGAATAATTTGGATTATCGCCAACGTTTGTAAAATCTTTTATGCTTATTCCATCATAAAAAAAGATAGTAGAAGAATTTGCATTTGGGGTTATCCCTACACCAGTAAATATAAATCTTTGTGAATTTGTTGCTGTTGAATATGAAGTTCCAGAGATGTATTCGTCATTAGCTCCAATACCAAACCCTAAATAAGCTGCCATACTGCCACCAAAAGGCAGTTGATCAAAAACTTTTGTTGTCGTATTAAACTTGTATAAGAAATTTCTATCAGCAACTAATAAATCTGTACCTCCCGTTGGCAACGTATATTCAAAGATTCCAAGTATTCTATCTTTGCCAGCTAAACGGGGAGCAAAAAATCCTGCTCCATGCCTTGACTGTAATACCTGTCTATATATGTAGCCATTTACAATTCTTTGAAATGAATCTCCTGGCTGCAAATAATTAACACCTGCCTCAGAAACTCCTGTTTGATAACCAGTAATCTCATAAACTTCCATTATTTAACCATCTGCGTTATGAGCTCGATATGTAATTCGATATTCCCATGTTCCAGCAGTTCCATCACCTTTTGCAATTAATATATTTAGACCACTTCCACTAAATCTAACAGGTACCAAGTCTGAACTTCCACTAACTGCGGCCATCTTGACAACATTACAGTTTACCGCTGTAGTACTTTTAAAATATCCTACTGCAAAGGTTAAACTTCCAGTTTCTGGTGTTTTAAATACAAATATTTCACCATAAACATTTTCTGGTACTGCGCTTACAATTGCCGTTCCTGATCCAGGAACTGAAACTGTTCCTGTAATATAACAAGGAGTAGCTTGAAATATCCCTTGGGCATTCCTTGCAAACCATTCATGACGCCCTACGGAAGAATTTACTAACCGTAAATAATATGCCCCATTCATACCAGTTCCGAGAACTGGGTTCTTATTATTAGGGGCAACACCTGTAGTAGAAGTAAATCCAGGAGATTGGATAAATCTATGTCTTCCATCTTCATTGCTCCCTACATTCCAAAAATGATCATTTACACGCGAAATTGCAGGAGGTTGTGATCCTACAGCCTGTTTACCCATAGTAAATTCAATATAAGTTGTATTCTGCTGCCCTGGGGTTTTGTTACCTTTAACAGAAATGTTGCCTACAGGCCATGTCGAATTCCAAGGCATTTTTTACCTTCCTTTTTTCTCTTTCAATCAATATACCTTGTTCTTACCTTGAATCGGTTTCATGTTTTTTTTCTGTCCTTTTAATTGAGGCATTTTCGAATATCCCATCTCTTTAGATGAAAGCTTTAACTCCTCGGCCATACCCGCTGTTTTCATACCCTTTCTATTCTTCTTCAACATTTTTTTTTCATATATTTCATCATCTGCTGCGTAGTCAACGCCTTTTACTTTTCTTCCATTAATCATCATTTATTCTCCTTTTTTTAAAATTTACGCAACTAGAACCTGGGATAACTTCGATTTAATTTTATTTGATTATGCGTATGTGTTAACATGAGTTTTCTTTCACGAGAATATCCTATTTTTATTTTAGCTAACGCATTATCTTCATATCTGTAATCCATCGCATAGTTTAACATTGCTCCATAGGCTAGATATCTAAGCCAATAGTTAAATTGCAACTCTTGGTTTATTGGATCAATTTCCTCTCCCGTGTCAGGATTTATAGTATTAAAGTAATTCTTATTTTGCTTGTACCCATAAAATTTTACTATATAAGAAGTTTCAGGTATTGTCCTAAATGTAAACTCTTTCCCATAATATAATACAGTAGTCGGATATCCAGGAATAAGGATTTCATCATTATTTATCCCCCATATAGCAAAGAATTCACCCGGATCTTGATATATTGGCAGTTGATTCCACGAAACAGACTTATTCTCTGGATCTTTTAAAGATATGTATGCCTCTTGAGAAATATTAACAAAATCTGTGTCTGACCCAATATCATTAAATGTATAAACTCCTGATGTATTCGTTTCATCAATTGTGAAACTAAGGGTACCAAATTGTTCAAAAAGTTTTACATCATCAGACATAGTCAATGAAACAAAATCATTAAGATAACTTATTAATGTTTCATCACTAGAATCAGGATCATTTTCATTTCTTCGACCTAATCCAGTCCTCATGATTGTAATAACGTTGTTAACAAATCTAGGATTAGATGCCATTTTTAACCATATATAGGTTGTAATGTAAATCTTGGTTTTTTATTTAAAATTCTTGTTTCTTTTTCCCCATTAGGAAGATCTACCCATCCCCAAATAGGATCGCCTTTTTCTGAAAGATAATTAACTATATATTGTGGGAGATCATAGATTTGTCCCGGTATCAGTTCTTTATCAAAATGGATCTGATCATTGCTTACAAATACAGGAAGAGGATTTGATGGTTGATCCACTCTTCCAAACTTTATGCGTTGGGTAGGATGTAATTCTACAGGACATGGTTTGCATGGATAACGACAAATTTTTAACTTTTTATTTTCTTTTCTCGCTGCTTCATTGTACAATCTATAATCTCTTAAAGAATTCAAAGGCATATTTTCAATTGAGGTTACACTATTTTCTTCTAATGACTTTAAAGATTCATCCATCACACTCATTTCTTTTTTACTCATCTTATTAACCTCCGTGATAAACAAAATTTTGTTCTATTAAATTACAATATCCCCCACTCACATAAGGAGGAAATGTTGTTGAGTTTATATATTCATTTGTGACAGGATCTTTTAAAAAAAAAGTTTTTAAACCTGTTACAACAATCTTATAACGGTTATTATTTAACTGGTCTCCCCCATGAGAAATAGGTATTCCTCCATTTAAATTAGTAAGACGGACAAAATCTCCCGACGAATATCCATGTTCTTCTGTCGTTACAATTGAACAATGTAACGCATTTGAAATTTCAACAATGTCTGTTCGATGAGAGATCTGTCCCATAAAATTATTTTAAATTACTCCGAGGTCAGTATATCGCCCCCATTTATATACTTCAATATTGTAAGTACTCGCATCTTTTAACACGGATGTTCCTACAGTTAATGTATATGTAATAGGATCATATACAAATTGATTTGGGTGATATGGGTTAACCGATGAGTATGGTGATACTTGAGGATTATTTAGAGTTAAAACATGTGTCTCAAGACAAATTCTTCCCCCGCTTACGTAAGCTGTAAATGCAGTGCCATCTATTGGTTCCCCAGTTATTACATCTTTTAGAGAAAAAGTCGTAGGGCTAATAACTACAATAAGAAATCTCTTATTGTTAATTTCTTCCATTCCTCTATCTGTAACCCCTACATTTCCCAAATCTGTTATTCTGACAATCTGATTTGTTTGAAAAGTATAAGTACTATGAGTAATAACAACCGGATCGGCTGCAGTTACACCTGATATTGTTGCGTGAGATGTTGCTTGGCCACCTTCTGTATTAGCAACAGTGAAACCTCCAGACGTTACATCTCTAAAGTTTTTATTAGCTGTTACTCCGTTATCAACGATGACTTGTTGTTGAAATGCATGAGCAGCTGTTGTTTGATCTCTCCACCAAATTGAAATTGGCTGAGATGATGTCGTATCCCATTTTGTGAGATTGTTAAATACTACTTTATCCGGTCCAAAATTAAATACAAAATCTGTTTCAACAGCCGGCGTAGGAGTTGTAAATGTATAAAATTCGGTCATTGTTTGACCCATAAATAAATCTGACATTCAAACCTCCTTAACCTTTTGTTGCAAGTAGTGTTATTATATGAGAATCATCAAGGATAGCAGCATTAAACCATGCTGTAAATCCCATAGCTTGGAATCGATTTAAATAATCATTGAATCCAAGCGGTTTTAAAATCATTTCTGTAGACACCTCATCTAGTCCTACATAACCATAGGCATTTGCTCCAATAAATGTATTATTATAAACTGGAGGATTTCCTGATGAAACTTTCACAAGAGTTGATGTCACCCATCTTGCTTCGTTTGTTGAACCGAATTCTGACTGAAGAACAGGCTCTTGGGATCCATATTGAGATGTCGGAGTAAAGGAATTTAATGAACGAATATCTGGCTTTAAATTAACATGTGCTGTAACCCAGAATCCTTCCTCTACTGGACCTGTGCCAAAACGCGAAGTACCTTCTATGACAGGAGTCATCTTTTCTGTATCATTATCATCTAAATATTGGATTGCTCTATCTACATCCTCTTGAGCAAGCTCAGTAATAGCATTGCCATTTACCCCATTAAGACATGAAATTTGAGGGACACTAGAATCAAAAACGTCTCTTGTAACCTTGTCAAGCATGGTATGCATACATTGAGAAAGGTTATCTGCTGTTTCAGAGGCTGTGTCATCTTCAACAACTAATAGGACCTTACGTCCTAAAAGGACTACTTTTCCAAATTCTTGTACTGTAACATTAACATCAAACTTTTGTATCTGCTCTGGAGCTGGGTCTGCATCTTGAGAAAGCACAACTGGATCTGAATTAAGATTTTCTTGCCTACGAAAAGCTATCGTATCACTATTCTTTTGGGGCAATGTAAATGCTCTACCAAATAAATTGTGAACGTTTCTTGGTTTAGAGCGTTGTAATAATGCTCTATGAGCCCAACGGTCTGTCATTGAGCCATAAGTTGTAGTAGTTGTAATTGACATAATTTCTCCTATGCCTATCTACGTTTTTGCTTCTCTTTTCGCCATGCATTAAATTCGTTATCTGACATACTCATTACATCTATTGCTTGATTAAGAGATGAACTTTTTGGAACACCGCCAGGTCCATTAGGCGCATCTTTTTTAGGTAAATTAGATGCCTTCAAATTAGACTGCTGTTTTGCAGTTAATGCTTCCATGAGTATGTATGCCTCATCATAACGATTTGTTGCACCATTTATAGCAGTTGCTAGATTAGGTCTTTTTTTTAAAAAATCAGGTAAATATTCTTTTACTTTTTCATACTTTTCAGGATTTTGTTTAATCCAAAAGCGTTCCTCTATTATCCTAATTGCTTCTTTTTGAGAATTAGCAAGATCCTCTTGTGTTGCCGACTCATAAGATCGGTCTTCATTTTGAGTTTGCTGTGCTTGTTTTTGTCTTTCAATTTGAAGCTCATATTCTGCTTCTTGCCTCTTTTTACGCTCTTTTTGTAGAGCTGAAAGCGGCACTTGCTTAATTTGTTCTTCCACTTCAACTTTTTCAACTTCTTCTATAGCTTCAACTTTTTCAATCTCAGCCATTTCTTGAGGTTCGGTGTCCTCTTTTTCCATAATATTCCCCGTTTAAAGTATTTTTTACGCCTTTACTTTGGCATTGCGCCCTTTGCTTGCAGGTAAGCGACACCTGTTTTATTAAATTCAACTTTTAACTTTCTATCTTCCCCTCTAGTTACCATCCAAAGTACTTCTTTTATTCCTCTACGATTACAAATCCACCAAACAAATGAATTTGAAAGAAACGGAGGAAGTTTTTTAGTTATTTTTGGTGGATCAATATTAAAATTTTCAGGATTCATCTTATCAAACTTCGCATGAAGTGTTAAAAAGTATGAACCATCAATCCATGAAAATTCTCTTGTAACATTTTCCACATAATCATCTATTACTTTTTTTAAAGCAACCTTCTCATCTATAAATTTAGATGGGAGCATTAAGCCACTTACGGGATCTTTCAAAAGATTTAACGTCATAATTACATCCCGCTCACTCCGCGAAGTGAATCATCTTTCTTTTGTGCTTGTTGTAAAAGTTTATTAGCTTTTTTCTGATCTGCATTCATTCCTGGACCGCATTCTGGTTTTACTCTAGACGCTGCAGACATTGGATTATCCTTGTAAGAGCACATTCCAGATCCTGAATCCATGAATTTACCTTTTGGCATTTTGCCTTTATCGTATCCTTTAGCCATTTTTCCTTTATCATATCCTTTAGCCATTTTTAACCTCCTTGATTAAATTCTTGCATCATAACATCTTGTCTTTGATTTTCTTCTTGAGCATCCTGTACTTGACCAGCTAATTGATCTTTTTCAACATCTTGATTGATCTCTTCTGCTTGATATTGGACTTGCTGTTTTTGTAGCTCTCTTCCAGTTGCTTCTTGTCTTTCTAATTGATTCACAAACTCAAGCACTTTTAAAATCCTATCTTCTCGTAATGAAGCTATCTCAGTTATAGCTCTAGCTCGGTCTAAAGCAGCTTGTGCAATATTCTGTTGTGCTTCAGATTCTCTTTCGTCTTTCAATGCTAAATTGCTTATAGTTCTTGCACTTCTTTCTTTCGCAAGTCCTAGTTTTTCTTCTATTGAAGCATCTACCATCTGCATTTGTTTTTGCTGCAATTCTTGAGCTAGAGCAGCTTCTTTAGCTTTCATTTCTTCTTGAGCTTTTATTGCATCTTCTAAATCACTAAGTCCTGCCATTGAAAGTGCACGAATAATTTCCGATTGTGGTACATCCACTATCCCATCTCTTTTGAGATTAACAAGCTCATAATAGTAAGCATCTTTTTGAGACTTAGATCTTACTCCTTCTTTAACCACAGAATCATATTGTTCAAATTCTCTGTCATAAAATTGTTCTGTTGGAGACTCACCTAAAATTCTTTCAACTTTTCCTGGCGAATAATGGACTTGAATTACCTTTAGGATTAATTCACCCAATATTTGTTGTGAAGTTTCTATATTATCAAATATTTTTCTATTTCCTCTTAATCCTTGAGCAATACGCACTTGAGCAAGACGTCCTGATATTTGAGTATTCCCCTTCTCATCTATTCCTAAAGAACTTTCCGTCACATTTGACAAAGTTAAAGTTAACTGATCCAGTATTTGTTGATATTGTATTAATTCCGGATTAGAACCGCCTCCTCGTAGCTCTTGAACTGAATCCAGCCCTTGGGGAGCATTCTCAGGGTCCACACCTATAATTTTATTTTGTCCTGATTGTTGCAGGTCTTGAGGATCAGATACAGAACCAATTAAATACTTAAATCCAGTTGAAATAGTGCTGTCCATCATATCGATGATCTTCATATGACGCTTATTAAATTGTCTTTGTGCTGACCAGTTACATGAAGATATCCCTTGGATCCTTTGAGATGGCATCCAAATTGATGGTTCCATGTAGCAAATTACTGGGACAAATGGATATGTTTCTATTATTCCTGTTTTGTCTTCTCCACTGTATGTACATTGACCATTAAGAAGTATATGCAGCTCAATATAAGGCCTATTAACTTCCTTAATTTCTATCTCAGGTATCTCATCATCTTCCACCCCTAAAATATTTGCTTCTTCTCTCAACTGTTCAAATCTTCTAATTCCTAACCTAAGCTTTTGTATTTCCTCCCTAGGCAAATCACTTATATCTCTATAAAATGCACTTTTCATGTCACAAAGATATTTTCTATTTCTCGTTACTCTTTTGTAATATTGATCGTATGTAATCAAATTTCTTTTTCTACTAAATGTTTGAAATTCTGGATGATATTGTAAAAATTTATCATCCCTATATGACATTGCAAGTTCATCAATCTGCTTAGGATCTATAAATGGCAATAACTGTTTAGCATATTGCTTATCAATTAAGTCACGGGTAATAGCGAACGAGCAATCAGTAAGATCAATCCGTACAAAAGTAGGATCAAGATAAAAAGAATTATAAGTGCGATAATAAAACGAGATATCCCCATTAATGAAATCCCTACTGTAGTCCATCTGTAAGCCACAAAGGCTAATACCACTTTTGAATGCCTCATCACAAGAGTCTAAGAATATTGGAAATCCTTTTCCCTTATCCCAAATGTAATAGCTTAGCTTTGTAAATTGATCCGCAGTCTTTTGGTCAGATCCCTCAATTGGTGAATAGATTATCTCATTAATATTATCACGAAGATATCCCGAAAAAAACTGTAGAGGACGTCTAATAATATTAAACTCTAGAGGTTCCCGACCTTCTTTGATAAGAGATTTTCTTTCATTATCACTCCATGTGTATCCAGAAGCAGCAAGCGTGTAAACTTGCGCATCTTTTACAAACGGAGCCCAATAATCATGAGCATAACGATAATTTTCTTGAAATTCGCCTCGAATTTCATTCTCATTAAGCATTCTTCCACCATGTAAAATTTTATATTATATGATGATGAACCTTATAGATAGTAGGTAAGAAGAAATTCTTATATAAGTTACGCAGAAAAACCCAGCACTTTAGGACTGGGATGAAGTGCGCCAATTTGTTAGAATATCGTGACTATTTCCTCTCCTTTAGGCGAGGGAGTAGTCACATAATTCTTTTATTTCTATTCTCTACAACAGCTTTATGTTTCTCCAATGCTCCAGACATTGAAGCTACAGTCTCTAGATGTGAAACAGATTGACAGACGTATTGGAAGCAATCTCCGAAATTGCTATGAACGTCGTGGAGAGGATCATCCAAATATCTCCCCGTCCCTTCATGCCATTTTTTTCTATATTTTCCAATGTGATCTAAAAGAGGCTTGACTCTAGAAATGTTAAACACACATCTATTCATCATGATCTTTGCGTGGGAAATCTGCAATTGTTTATCCGTTTTCTTCAGTATGTGAAACTTAGTTGACGTGCCTTGAAATAGACGCTTGAAATCCCTCTCATACGTATTTTCAACTACAATGGCATCTCTTTTAGCAGCATCATGCGGAAGAAAGATTGTGTGATACAAAAATTTCTTATCTTGAAGGAGGAACTTTGCATAGAAGTCTACGCCTTTATTACTATCTTCGTAGTAGTCAATTATACGAATTTCTCCGTGTGCAACCTGAAAGAATATGATAACGGTGAGATCGTTGACACCAATATCCATAGCGACATAAACGGGCAAGAGAGCATCATAAAGAGGGTTGTTTAAACACCGATTAGATTTATATGCTTCTTCTATAGCTTGTGCAAAATAGAATGCATCTGATGAAGCTAAAAATGCCTCTGAAATAGTACTTGGAAACTCTTGTCTAACTTTATCTCCTAATAAGGCACTTTGAAGAGCATACCAGTTCTTTTGTTCTGTAGAGAGGAAAATGCTTTCTTCATTCTCCAATTTCTTAAAATAATCAATTACTTCAATACAAATATCTATCTTATCGATCAATGAATAAGAAGGCTCCCACATCCAGCTATAAAAGAATAATTCGTATTCAAGAGATGAAAGATTTTCATTTCCTCTTAAAACAGCCTTTTGGATCATTTGAGCAAAAAATCCTTCATTTCCTTCTCCAGTACTTTCTATAACAACTTTTCCATTTATTGGAACGCTGTTTAATGTCCCTGTAATTACTTCTTCCGCTTTTGCAGGATTCCTTGCGCAAGTTTTTCCAAATTCGCTAACAAGAATATTCGGATAAGTTCCACCTCGGAGTGAAGTATCCACACGCAATATAGAACCGTTATTAAAAGTAATCTCACGAGCAGACCTATTAAGTACACCAGCACAAGAACGAACGCAATCGGGTAAATTATCAAGCGCATGACCTATAATCCTTTTGAAAATATGCTGTGCGTGTTCAAGAGAATAGCTGACTATTCCACATGAAAGATTCCGTGTAAATAAAGCCTCGTCAAGCATGTCGATGACGCATGCGGTTGACATCCCCAGCTGACGGGCTTTAAGTGTGATCTTTCTGTTATGTTTTGAAGAAAGGAAATTTTTTTGAACAGGATTGAGTTTAAAAGGAATTGAATGACCGTTTTTATCGATGATATAGTAAAGATTGTTTAGCCTCCATGTTTTATCAAGGAAACCTTCATTTATCATCTTTTTCTTTATGTTGAAGCCCAAATCCATCTTTAATCTTATCGCAAAGATCAGTAAAATTTAGTGCTGAATTATCATTTACATTTTTTGCTCTTGCAGAGGCGGCATCAAGATCGTTATCTTCAGAATCTCGTAAATCTTTGAAATAGATTCTGACCCATCTTGGGGCTATGTTGTCTCTTATAATACTATCTTTTTTCAAATATTTAAGGCCAATAATACTAATTGCTTCTTCATAATAAGGAATGAATTCTTTTTTCTGAATTATAGTTTTCCATTCGTTATACGTTATATGTTTTTGTAAACTATACCATTCACATAGATGGATAGTGTCGGGATTATCATTTACCCAATCAACCATCTCTTTACCTAAAGCAATCATCCCTTCTGGTTCAAGAGTAACACTACGAGGTCTTGCCATTTTTCACCTTATATATAAATACTGATGGATAGATACCGATAATATCTTTAATTTTGAATCCGAATCTCTTAGGACAGATACCCATTATTTTTGCAATTTGCTTGCAGTTCAGGCCCTTACCTGCTAGGTAAACAAACTCATAAATATCTAATTTTTTTCTCATCCGAATTTCCAATCCCGTTAAAATTTATGCTATACTAAAGGGTGTTTTTTTAAAAGAACTATTCTATGTATTCGATATTATGAATGATTTTTTCCAGGGCTCTCCTAGCATCAGGAAAACTGTTGAAAGATCTTTCGATTAAAATATAAGGATATTTTTCAGTAGAAGCAAAGATACAAAATGAGTTAATTTCTATTTCAGAAATAAAAAATCTGATTATTTTGGATATGTTAATCCAAGACCCATCATCGTCTTGAATAAAATTTCCCTTGATCTCAGCCATTAAGAATTCTCCCATATGTTAAGAATTCCCACACATGTGGGGTATTTTTTTTTAAAGGAATAATCTATGTATTCGATATTCTGTCTGATTCTTTCCAGGGCTCTCCTAGCATCAGGAAAACTGTTGAAAGATCTTTCGATTAAAATATAAGGATATTTTTTAGTAGAAACAAAGATACAAAATGAGTTAATTTCTATTTTAGGAATAAAAAATTTTGTTATTTTGTATATATTAATCCAAGACCCTTCAACGTCTTGAATAAAAAAACCCATGAACTCAGCCATTAAGAATTCTCCTCCATCTTTTGATTTTTAATCCACGTATAATCCATAGAATTTGAAACTTCTCTTTCTTTTTCACACCAGGAACATCGAGAAAAATAGTAAGACGATATATGATTATGAGTTATTTTCCCTCCATTAAGGAGAGCGCATTCTCGACAAATTGGTTGAGGAACTTGATTAACCTTTTCACCGATAGAATCCATGTGACTACTCCCTCTCCTTTAGGCGAAGGCTTCAGCGTTGATCTTATAATGGAATATACTCAATATATTATTTTTTTTTACAACATTAATTGTTTCCTTCTACAATTCAACAAATTAATCTTTTCAACAGTCCATTCTATAAGATCTGGCCAACAATCGTATCCTTTAAATGATCTAAGAGAAGCGGAAATTGCCTCAACAGCTGCATACACATATGTGCAGATCTCATTTCTTAATTCCTCTTCTTCAATTTCACTTGTTATTTCACATAAATTATCATAAAAATAAAGGATATCCTCATAAATTTCATATGTCAGTTCTCCTTTGAACAAATGAATGAGATCATTTCTTTTATCGATTATATTGTTTGATACAAGTTCCCTGGTATCCTGATTTTGGATACATGTTGTAAACATTTCACAAATTGTTAAATAGTCGATGGCTAGGAAGAATTCCCTTGTGCCTTCATCCATTTTATTTTTGTAACCTTTATATTTGGCATGCAAGGAAAGTTGATTATAAAAAGCTGACATTTCATAATGATAGGCAGCCATAAGTAGATCTTCCCTAACAATACAATATTTTTCGTACATATTATTCATTAAACTTGCGATTAAACCCAGACCAACAGTTATTATTTTTTCTTTTGCACCTGTTACCCCTCCTGATGCTATGATGGAAGCGATAAGAGCTTTAGTGTGCTCTCTGTCCTGAAAGTCAGGTATATACACACAAATAGTATTTGCGTGAGAAAGTTTCTCCTCAGCCTGTTTTTTATGTCTATTTGCTTCCCAAATTGTTTCTTCTTTTGAGTAAGATAAGGAATTCCCTTGTAAATCGAAAGGAAGAAAGAATAAATTTAGTGCAAGAATGAAATATTTCATCGTTTTCCTATTGTGTAAAAAGTTATAAAAAGAATAAAGAACAGGACAATTGATTTCTTAGCATACTTCCAGGTATAAACATTTTCCTTTTTTGAGAAGATGTTTACTAGAGCGGCAAGAGCCACGTAAAGGAATGAATTAAAAAAGATGTTTATCATGTTAGTGTGCTAAAATTAAATGAAGATGATGTAGGATAATGAAGAGGCCTGCAAAGATAAATATAACGATAGAGATTAGACATTTTAGACCTTTTTTTTGAGTTTCATTGAAAAAGAATAAGAAGAATTTTTCTATAAAACTAGTAATTTCAAAAAATAACCAACAAATTGCCAAATACATTAAAATAACAAGAATCAAAGAAAACTC